CTCGCGCCATCGGGCCGGACATCGGGAACGTCACGTCGACCTCAGCCACGTCACCAACCGCGCCGGAGATCGGCACCCACTCATTCACCAGCAGAGAGCCGGAGTACTGCGGGTTCGACGTGGTCACGGCGTCGAGGTCGGCCCGCGCTTTCCAGGTCACCACGCTCCGGCGCAGTGCCCACATCAGCGCGTCCAGCTCGCCCACGGTGTAGCTGTTCTTGAAGGTGATGCCGATGGTGCCGGATTCCAGCCCGCCGAGCACCTCCTCGGCTCCACCCGACGCGTACGTCGTGGTCTTCTTGTCCTCGAACTTGTCGTCCAGCTCAAGCTTAGCGCACCACTGCGTCAGATCGACGCCGTTGATGTCAAGCTGCGCATCGAGCAGCACCTTCTTGGGCATGGTTCACACTCCTACTCGATACCCAGCGTGACTAGAAACAGGAAACTCGGGGTCGTACCGGTAATCGTCCACACGATTCGCCAGTACCGCTCGTTTCCGGGGCTGACGATCTCCAGCGCCTCGCCCCCGATGGCAGTCTTGGCAGCGAACGTCCCACGCAGGGTCGGGGTGGTCATGCCGCTGTTGTCATCCGACTGAACGGAGACTGTGAGGGTCGGCGTGCCCGTCCCGGAGACCGAGAGCACATGCAGGTTGGCGTAGACCCTCTGCCCCGTGGTCGGACCTGCCGAGAAATCGACAGCGGTGCCGTTACCGGCTGCGATCCGGGGGGTTCCGCTCTGGTGCATCGACTGACCGCGCACCAGCGGCTTCGATCCGGTGGCGTCGGCCTCCCACGGGGCGACCTCACCCACCGCATCGAACAGCTTGCTTGAGGTGCGCAGCGCGGATGTCAGGTACATCAGGTTGCCGGGGGCGGTGTCGCTGGCGTTGGTCGGGCCGACTGACCACGGCTCGATCACCCGGCGGTTCTCCCAGAACGTGTCGTCTGGCTTGCCGGAGTCGCCAGCTTCCCACTGCCCCGATCCGTTGATGCTGACCGACCCGAGCCCGCCGAGCAGCTCTTCAGCACCACCGGACTTGAAGTTGGTGGTCTTCTTGTCTTCCCACTTCTCACCGATGCTGATCTTATTCGACCAGCCGGACAGGTCGGCTCCCGAGACGAAGACCCGGGTGTCGAGCATGACCATCTTACCCATTAGGCGTCTCCGATCACGAAGATGTCGAGTTCGACCCCGTAGAACTTCGACTCGCCCACCACGAACAGGCGGTTGCCCTTCATGGACTTGACCTGAGACGAGTCGACGGTCCCGCCGAGGGTCTTATCGGCGGAGAGTGCCTGGACCAACGCGGTCGGCCCGGTGCCTGACATGAACGTGCGCAGTTTGCGCTGTGCCGCCTTGTCATCGAACCTGGCCACCAGGACTCGGCAGGTGATGATCGCCTCGTCGGTGCCAGTCCGCCCGGGGGTGACCGGCCTGCGCCGGAATGTCACATCGAAGTCGACATCGATCTCTCCGACGTAGAAGCCGATGTTGGCGAGGTCGTCCGGCACCTCGGAGTACGCGTTGATGCCAGGCACTGTGTTGGCTGCCGCCTCCAGGGCGTCCGCAACCGCGTTCCAGTCCATCAGCCGATCCCGGGGTTGATGTAGCCGCCACCCTCGAGGATGGCTTGAACGTCGGGGTCGAGGCGGGGGATCCGAGTGAGACCCCATTCTGCCGACCCGGCGATGCCCTCCGGGGATCCGCGCCGTCGGTAGAACCGGTGCGCCTGGAGCTGGTTGGCCATGACGATATCGTCCGGCACCTGAGGCCAGCCCCAATACGCTTGGACGCTGAACTCCTCGGGGATGGTGGTGCCCCACGGGATCTTGATCGCCTTGACCGGCTTGTTCTCCCGGAACTGGATGCTCGCCTCGAACAGGGTCGCTCCGGTGACTCCGGAGACCGAGAAGCCTGTTGCCGACGCGATGGCGTCCGGGAGGAGCAGTTTGTAGTACGCGAGGCCGCTGCGTCGCACCGGGCGGATTCGCCCTTCGGTTGCGATCGCGATCGTCTCCAGGTCGCTGCCCTTCCAGAACGTCGTGTAGCCCGTCCGGTTGTTGATCGCCCTCGCAGCACCCATCACCGCGCGCTCGCCAAGCTCATCCTCGGCGGAGTCGGTCACGCCGAGCACATCTTTGAGCTGAGTCCACGTGATGTACGGGTCTCCGACTGCCAACGCGACACCTCCCCCTCGGCCCCTGCACGTACGGGCAGTGTACCAGGCCGAGGGGGGCGGCGTGCTCTAACAATCAACCCCGCAGGGCTGCGATCTGCTCTGCCTGCTGCTTCCGGCTCGAACGCAACCAGCGGATGTACGCCGACCGGTCCCGCTCGTACTGATCGGGCCCGTTCACCCTGACGTACCCGCTGTCCCATTCGCTCTTGTTGGCGACCGGGTGCATGTGCTCAATGAACACGGACGGCAGGTACCGGATGCACCTGGCCGCCTTGCCGAGTTCGAGAACCGCATTGTCACAGTAGAGGTGCTCGACATCGGCGGGGACCATCCGACCCAACGTGCGGATGATCGGCTCGGACATCGCCCACCACGTCGGCAGCTTGATGTCCTTCAGCCCGTCTCGACCGTAGAAGATCCCGGGGCCGTGTGTCCTGGAGGCGGCAGCCAACGCAACAGCCCACCCCGGTGTGCGTGGAAGGTGGTCGTCACCCATGAACCCCACGACATCGGCCTGGACCGTCACGGCGACCTCGTTCAACTTGCGCACCATCGGGGTCCAGTACTGAACGCACGCAACCTCCATCCACGGGTGTCGCGCCAACGCGTCCTGGTACTGAATGGCCATCGGGTCGTCGAGGTCGAGAATCCAGATCAGTCGGGCCTCTTTGAGCGGGTCAGTCTGCTCCCAGGCCTCTGCCTGCCTGTCGACAGACTCCGGTCGCCCCCTGCTGGGGATCAGCATCGCCACGCCGGTCACTGCGTCTTCTTCCACCAGCCGCAGGGTGAGTGCGACACCGAAAAGGCACCCTCGATTTCAGTGTCGCGATACCAGCCGCCCCGGGCCTCCGGGTTCCACGTGCGGATTGCGGCGAGGGGCCCACCGACCTCGGGGATCTTCGCCCCGCCTCGCCGAGCATCCTCGTCGTACCACGTGTCGAAGCAGCCGTCCTCGACCACCAGGAAGCTGCCCGGGGTGACCAGCTCGGAATAGAGCCGGATCTCCTCCAGGACGTGCGGGGCGTGGTGGTCCGAATCAAGGATCACCATGGTCCGCTTGCCGCGCGCCCACTCGGCGACCACCGAGTACAAGTGCCGGTCGGTCGAGTCACCGATGACGTACTGAATGTTCCGGTTGTGGGTGTCGTAGTTCTTGGCAGTCCACCCGATCAGCGGGTTGGTGTCGATCGAGACCACGAGGGCGTTGCGTGCAGTCTCGTGCAGCCATCCGGCCGAACCGCCCCACCGGGTGCCGGTCTCGATGATCACTTCGGGCTGCGCGATCCCGATCCCCATCTGCAACCGGCTGAGGTCCTGCCAGCATTTCTGGGTCTTGCGCCCGTACGCGAACACCTCGAATGTACCCTCGTGGAACGTCGCGAGGGTTTGGTCATTGCTCCAGTTAGGCAGGGGCTCCATCGCTGCCTCCCCCGAACACCGGATCGACGTCGGGCTGTTCGTACATGTCGGCCGAGATCCAGATGTCCTTGTGATGGGTCGTCTGGATTCCGGTGTGGACGTACGCCGGGTAGCCCGCCCGGTTGGCCCGGTAGCAGAATGACAGGTCCTCAGAGATCGGCTTACCGTCTCCGTAGGCCACCGGCGTGTACCAGTGATCGCCGTCCTTCAGCTCGATAGCCTCGAGGACCGTTCGGTGAATCAGGATGAACGCAGACCCGGTTCCGGCGACCGGCACCAGCTCGTTCTCCGGGTACGTGCTCATGTTGATGAACCCGAGCGTCCCGGCTCGATCTCGCGCCATGCCGAACATCGTTGGCAGCGGACGGACGATGAATCCACCCGACCCGTCCGGTCGGATGTTCCTCGCGGCGAAGCACAGCCCACCGACGATCGGTCGGTCGATCGGGTCAGCGGCAGCCACCAACCGATCCAGCGCGTCGGCCTCGAACCCCATGTCGGTATCGACCCAGAAGAACCACTCGTGGGGGCTGTTGTCCAGGAACCACCGAACGGCGGTGTTGCGTCCCTCGACCAGGCCGTGCGGGCCCGAACAGAACACTCGGTACGGTGCGCTGCCGACGAGGTTCATGCCGACCGACTTGTCGTAGGCGAGCATGTCCATCATCGAAGAGTGCCACGAATGCGACACCCGGTGCTCGTGCGCGTATGCGATCTGCACCCGGCCGTCCCACCCCACGAGGATGCCCTCGTCGGTCACGCCCGCGAACTCGTCGGGGCTCTGGGGCACTGGGGCCGGGGTGGCGGCTGCCGTCGTCTCCGGAGCGGTCTCCGGCGTCGAATCAGGCATTGCGGGGCGGGGCCTGCACGACCGGCGGGGTGACCGTACGTTCCATCCGGTTCTCGCCCGGACGCTGCATCGCGGAGCGCACGATATCCGGCCCCTGGATCTCCGCACCCGGCTCCTTGTCCGTGAACAGGTCGGGGCGTTCCTTCGCCAGGGCGTGATTCTCGTCGATCGACTGGCCCTTGCGCAGCGGCATCATGCCGCCGCTCCAGGTCACGGCCCCGGCGGTTTTGGCGTACAACACGGTGGTCTCCTGTCTCGTCCCAGTGTGGACGCCGGGGTCGACCAGAACGGGGGGAACGACCGGCCCCGGCGTCCATCCTAGTATAGACCACGGCCCCCCGCATCCGGGGACGAGTCCGAATGCGGGGGGCCGGGGGCGAGGGACGGGTTAGCTGGTCTTGTTCTGGAGGAGCTGGAACGCGGTCGGGTCCACAACGTCCGCACCGACTCGGGCGTAGGCGAACCATCCGCGCTGGCCGGTCGGGCGGTTGTTGGTCACGTCGAACAGCATCGGCACGAACTCGATGTTCATGCCCGCGCGCTGCGCGACGAGGTAGCCCTTCATGTTGCCGACGATGAGTTCGTTGGCTGCCGCCGTGCCCGCAGCCGCAGAGTCCATGTAGTCGGTCATCGGGTACTCGCGACCGAACAGACGCGGGATGGCCGACTCGGTGATGTTGACCGTGAAGTTCGGGTCCACCGTGCCGAGCTGGCGGATCGCGTTCTGGACCGAGGTCGAAGAGAGCCAGGTCGCCTCGTCGCGGTGACGCTCCGGCAGGCGGGCCCACATCGCGTAGATGTCGGAAGCCGCGATGACGCCGGAAGCCGCAACCGCAGTCGAGACGTCCGGGCTGGTCTGGAGCACCAGCCGGGAGACCAGACCGCGCGGGGTGCTGCTCGCCGAACCCGTGATGAGCTTGTCGGCCAGCAGCTCGCGGTAACCGCGACCCAGCATCTCCGACATGGCCTCCGCGAAACCGGGCCAGTCCTGCCCGATCTCGATCGAGTACGGGATGAAGCCGTCGGCACGCTGCGCCGCGACCTCCGGCTGAGTGATCGTCGGAGAGTTGTCGTTGGCCGTCGCCGCTTCCGCGTCGAACTTCCAGGAGACACCCGCCGAGCTGAGACCCTTCCAGCGGTCGGTGGTGATCGTCTCGACCCGTGCCCGGCTGAGCAGGGCGTTGGAGCTGCCCTGCGCGGTCAGGATGATGGTCGGGTCGATCACGACGGGGACAGCGAAGCCACCCGCACCACCGGAACCGATCGCCATGGCCCGCTGGATCGTCTGGACTTCCTGGACCGCGCGACCCTCCTCCGGCGTGAACACCGGGTGCAGGCTGCCCGTGGCCTTCTGGAACGCCGACCGGTATGCCGGGTTCGAGGTGGCGATCAGGTACGCAGCGAGGAGCTGGCCGTCGGTGTCGCCGTTCTTGGTCCGGAGCGTCTTCTCGATCCGCTCCTTCTGGTCGGCCCGCAGGTGCGCGCCGATGGCCTTGTCGTCGAGGATGCCCAGCGACCGGCTGACCAGGTCCATGTGGATCGACGGGTCGGAGGCGAAGGCCGCGTGACGCGACAGGTCGAACCGAGTGTCCTTGTCGACTCCCGGGCGAACCGAGACACTACCATATTTGGCCCGCGCGGCAGCCAACCGAGACGCCCGAGTCTCCCGAGCGGTGATCTCGGACCGCAGTGTCTTCAGCTGCTCCTCGTTGCCGTCGAACTCGGCCTGCAGCTTGTCGAACTCGGTCTGCTTGCCCGACCGGGTCTCGGTCGAACCGGCCTCGCTGATCTCCTCGTTGAGGACGTCGAGGTTGGCCAGGAGTTCCCGCTGGCGGGCTTCGAGCCGCTCGATCGGGTCCTCGTCAGCCGCCCCACCGACGAACCAGACCGGAGCGCCGTTCTTGCGGTAGCCGATGATTCGCTGCGCGTTCTTGCGGACGAATGCCGCGTGAATCGCGTCCTTGACGTTCTGCATGTTCACCTACCTGCCTTCATCAGTCGAAGTCGCATCGAACGCAAGGTGTCCTCGCGTCGGGTGCGTTCCGCATCGACGAGGCGGGCCGGGACGTCAGTCTCGGGTGCCGAGGTGAAGGGAACCGCGTCCGGGGTGCGTCGTGCCGCCCGGAATGCCTGGAGGCATCGTACCAGCTCGTCGTGCCGCCCGGAAGAACGGATGGCAACCTGATCGAGCCACACATCAGTGAGGGAGCGCATCCCGACACTCGCAGTCGGCGAGGCGGGCCAGGTGACCGGTCCGGCCTCGAACGTCCGGGTCTCGGAGATCGTCCGTTCCGGGAGGCCATCCGGGTTGTGATCCGAGACCCCGGGTTCATTCACCCAGTCCTCACGCATGACATCGAACATGAAGCTCGACCCGTACGCGCCGTCTCGGATACCCGGGAGCAGGTCTCGGTTGTAGGAGGTGTCATAAAGCGGCACTTCCAGCTCCGGCCCGTGATATCCGTCTACGTTCACCTCCTCGAACCTGGTGGGCAGGCCGAGGAGCTTGTCACCAACGTGGAGGTCCGTGCCGTGGTTGTAGAGCACCTTGGTGTTGTACCGGCCGTCCGAGCGCTTCGCGTTGGCTGCCGTCCGCTTGAACGCCCCCGGCATCGTGCGCTCCAGGAACCGACCCTCCCACATCGAGTTGATCTCGTACCAGGTGTCGAACGGCGAGAACCGGACAACCATGGTCCCGAGATCGTCCTCACCTGCGTCGCGGGTCTTCAACTCGGCAGCGCGAGCGACGAGTAGGCCTTTGATTCGCATTCTTACCTCCCAGTCCTACGCGCGGTTGAAGACGAAGTCACAAAACAGGTTGAGCGTGGTCGGTGACGTGGGGAACGCCAGGTCTGCCGCAGCCACGAAGTACGCCCCATCTGCGGTCAGGTCGCCCGAGACGTGAGGCCACGGGTACGACGGAGTGTACGGGTACCGGTTCTGCGTCCACCCCACCGCCATGTAATCAACTCCAGCGGTGATGGGAACCACCGGGGTAAATGCGGCGTTGTTCCAGGCGTTGGCTGTCGGAGCACCGAACGTCGCTGTCTTCAGTTGGGCCATGTCCGACACTCGGTAGATCGCGCACTTGGCCGTGGTCGGGGGCGACGAACCGAAGTACCACCGACCCATCGAGATGTTGCCGTTCCGGCTCGAACGGAATCGGACGCCCTGGGAGAGGGCAAGCCCGTCCTCCGCGATCCCGAACGGGGTCTCGCCAGTGAACAGCGACTGATCGCCGGGGTCGGGGTCGCCCGGACCGAAGTCTACCCACACTCCGCCAATCCGAGCCTGCGCCACCGCAGTCGAATCGACCAGCACTCCCCCGATGCAGATCTTGACGGCTGTCATGTCGAGAACACCACATCACCGTTGACGGGGGACACCGGGCCAGACCCACCGACGTAAACCCCCGCCCCGGGGGCTGCGACGTACGCCGAGCCGTTCCAGTAGAACACGGAGGGCGCTCCGATGGCCGACGGGGTC